GATACTTCACCACCATTGGAGTGGATGTGGGAAGGAATTTGACTTGTAACTAAAGCAGGTCCAGGTTGAATTCCACTGGTAGGTGCAGTTACTGTTCCAGTTAAAGCTACAGTAGGGGAAAATACCGTAGTAAAATTTGTAGTTCCACCAGAACCTGCACCCGTACCCGAAACAACTCTTAAAGCTTTATTATCTTGTGTTATTATTTTGGTCCATCCAGTAGGTGCAGCTGCTTGAAAGTATGACCAAACTGTTGAAGTTGGAAAAAGTTGTCTCCTAGAATTTAATTCATTTCCAGCAGAGAAAAATATTCCATTAGTAGTTAATATAGCCATATATCTACCTTAGTTTGACCATAATCAAATTATTTATTATTGCTTCTTGGTTTGGAACATTCATTGCAATAGTATGAATAACCATCTCGAAAATACTTGACAACTTCAAAGTTTTCTTTTAATGATTTTTCAATTCCACACTTATCACAAATCCTTGTCTTTTTTTGTAGACTTTCGGATTCGTTTGAGCTCTTTGAGTTCCATCTTAATATTTTTGTAAGCAGTGTCAGCATCTAATTTGCCTCCCATTTCCATCGCTATGATGACATCGACTCTTGTACCAAAGTGTGCTAAAGCTTTTTCAAAGTCATCTAGTTCATACATTGTTGTCAGTCCATTTTTCAGCAGTCAATATATCTATACGAGCATCAACAGCATCAATAGAGTTTGTAATTTCGTATAGAGTATTTGTAGTCTCAACATTCTCATCTTCAAGTTTACGAACGTCAAAAATGAGACTAGTGTACCTGTCCTCCAGTTCAGATACTCTACGTTGAAGATCAACTAGAAGATCTGTTAAAGAGTATTTTTCTCCTGTAATTTCATCAATAACAAATGTGTGATTTGTAAAACTATAATCATTCATGATTTTTTTCCAAACAGATTGAAATTTTAGAGAAAACTTATCAATATAATATTTAAACATTAATACTATCCCAATCCTTTTGGAAGATATCAAGTCCTTCACGAGTAAGAACACTTTCATACATTTTATCAAAGATTGATGAAGGAATAGTTACAATATCAGCTCCCTCACGATAACACAACGCAACTACTTCTGGACTACGAACTGATGCGGCCAAAATTTGCGGAACAGAAGTATCATAACAGTTATCATAAATCATACGAATACTCTTAATCAACTCAAGTCCATCAAATCCATTATCAGTCAAGCGTCCTACAAAAGGAGAAACATAAGTTGCACCAGCCTTTGCAGCAAGAACAGCTTGAGATGCAGAGAAGATGAGAGTTACGTTAACTGTTGCACCAATACTACGAAGTTGTCTACAAGCTTTAAGTCCTTCTACAGTACAGGGAACTTTTATTGTAACGTTATCAAGTTGCAAATATGGTTGAGCTTGCTCGACCATACCTTCACATGTATTCGAAACTACTTCTGCAGAGATAGATTCAAACTCAGAGAAAGATTCTGAAATACTTTTAATAACTTGATATGGATCTTTACCACTCTTTTTAATTAGAGTTGGATTGGTGGTAACTCCATCAATCAATCCTGTGACATACTTATCAGAAATTTCTTCAAAATTTGCAGTATCCAAAAATATTTTCATAATAATCTCCAAAAAATTTACAGTATTCCAACTTCTTTTAGGTATCTTCTATATGCCATAAATCTGCGAAGAGAAGGTTGCCCTGGAATAGGGCCTAAACTTTCACAGATTTCACAATAACATAACCAATCATACCACGGAGTTGTTGGATCCAGAGCTGGGTGTGGACTCCTTTGTGTGTAGTTCTTTAAGGAGTTGAAGAAGTTCTGGAGTTTCGTCCCATTCCCAAATTGTTCCATCTTTTTGTGTGTAAGTTCTTTTAGTCATAGTTTTAGATGTTTAAATAACTCTACAAAATTTGCATGTCCCTTATATAATACACCACCTATAATTATTAAGTCAAGCAAAAAAAGAATAACTAGGACAATTACAAGTGGTACTGTATTAGATTGCGGGTGTTGGTTGGTCATTAGTATTTAATTCTATATAAATGTCCTGACTATCATTCCAATGTCTAATTACTCCCGCAACAATAAAACAATTTGTAATTAGGTATGTGATAAAAATAAAAGTTCTTATCCAAGCAACAAGGTCAGACTCTTTATCGCACTTAGATGCCTTTTCCCCAAGAGCTTTTGCCCACCATCTCCATATAGTCTTTTTTCTTTTCAAAGTTTTCCTCCAACAAAACTTTCATATTTAATTTCTGTTTCAGAAAACCCTTCCTGTTTTTGTTTTAGATACCACCGAGTTGCATTAATACAATTTTCCTTTGTCAGTGAGGTTATAATACTCTTACCATCTCTATCGTAAGAGTCCCATGTACCCCACTTGCGTTCTTCTACTCGAAACGCATCGTCAATCCACTCAAAATTTTCCATAGTTATCAAGAATTTACAGTCAACTCGTAATCTTTTTTATTAAGTTTATGTCTAGTAAGATACTTATCTAGATGTTCTTTACATTCAAACCAACAGGTTCTTTTGTCTTTACCCTCCTTTACATCAAGTCTATACGGAAAAGATTCGTAAGGAAATTTTTCATTACTAGAAATGGCCATTATTCTCCGAGGGTATGAATCACTGGTTTTTCGTGTGCAAGAATGCGATACAGTTCTGCATCCTGAGCGGCAGAAATTGGAACAAATTCGGTCTCAGGGTTGAAGTCTTCGTCACGAATTGCCTGATTGATGACGATTGAACCTTCCTCACCAGAATATGAGCGATGATAGGTCATCTTTGGAATCACAAGAGCACCAGAACTACGATTCAGGTGAACAATATGATATGGATACCTCCAAGTTGGATTCACAAGTTCAAAGGTTCTGATTCCAGACAGTACACGATTGTGGTCAATCTGTTGATAGTGAATATAAAATTGTTTTGCACCGACAACATCATCAGGTGGAGAAATTGCAGGACCTGTATGAACAACAAGGTCTTGTGCATTTGAGTTTTCTACTGAAATATCATAGAAGACAACCGAATCTGTCTCACGGAAAACCCTGTGTTTTTTGAAAGATACTTCGCTCATGATTGATTATATAATAATGTTTTGTTCATAAACTTACATAAGATTTAGACATTTTTTTCCATTGCATTTCTGGAGAATTTAGATCATACAAAAAATTAGTTCTTTCAAATGTTCTTATTTTGAGATCTTCTTGTTGAATAAAATTAAAAACTTTTTCACTGACTTTTAAATTTGGTATTATTTTTGTTAAATACGAAACATGATCAATAGGTGGAGGATGTAAATCATACTTGTACCTATATCTACCGCAATCATTCTTTTTTATTTTTACTCCAGGCCAAGTAGTTGAATTATACTGCACTGTTAGGAAATCTGGTTCTATTTCATTTAATAGATCTTTATATAAATCTAACACGTCAGATGTATCCAATACTACATCATCTAGAGAATTGTAAGAATGACAATTAGTTGTTTTTTTGATAATAGGCATATGACTCAACATCAAAAAGTCCGAATCAATGTAATTTAAAAAATTAAAAGTTAATGATATTAATCCAAGATCTCTAATTAGAAATCCTCTATAATCGACATAATTTTTAATATATTGTAAATCATACAATCCGTCATGAATAGAATTGTATATGTTTCCACAACACTGCCATTTTCTATTAATATATCGGTCTTCACGATTTACTGTAGTCCACATTACTATTATCAAATCTTTATTGTTAAAATGAAATCTTTGATTCATTTCAGCAACTTGATTTGATATAAATGCGTTTCCGGCTCCAGGAGATCCAAAATTATAATATTTTGGAATGTGAAGTCCGATAACGTCAGCCCAAGTTGGCCAAAAATAGTCAGTCATACTACATCCAAAAGAAAAGAATCTCTCATACTTATTAAAGTTTAGATGATCTATTTTTGGCACTTTAATAAAAATAATTTTTATATTATTTAACACATTTTACTTGGATATCCACAGACTTTGTGGCATTAGACATCTCACGATAACCCATACCAACATACACCTGACCACTCACTACGGCAATGGCCATGATTCCCCAAAAAATATAGTACCATTTAGATTTTACTTGGTGATGTTTAAGTAGATCTTTTTCCATAATTATCTTAAGTATTTGGATTAAGTATTCTTGGTTTGATTAGACCTTGATTCTTTAACTGATTATAATTTCTAACCCACTTATTAACATTAACATCAATAGTACAATGACAATATTTTTTATTACAAATGACAGGCATAGTCGGCCATTTTATTTGTTCAAACTCATCTATATTTCCAATGGGTCCACCAATACCACAATTAGCTAGATATATCTGTCCAGATGAATTTACAAATAAACTTTTCAATCCAACTTCACAAACATATCCTTCAAAATTAGTCATACCACAATTAATAAATTCTATTGAATTTATATTGTTATTTGGGTCATCTAACAAAATAGATCCATCTTCAAATTGAAAATCGGATGTTATTTTTAGAATTTCCTGTTTTCCCAAATGTTTTAGTATCTTTTGGTGGGGTTTTGCAGCTTCATCAGTATGAAACCAATCTAATTGATCTTTTGTGTAGATATGAGTTTCTTTATGTTTACTACCCCAATCCATAATTCTAACTGGTTCCAAAAAGCAAGTATCAATATCTTTTAATGAATTGAAAACTTCTATACAATGATCCCACTTAGAAGGAAGCATCATTAGTCGCACAGTTACGAATGTGTTTAAACTTGCAGCAATTACTTTTTCTTTAAAATCTTTAACAGGAAATTCTGGGTGGTATGAAAAACAAACATACTTTAAATACTTTGAAATATCTTCCCAATATTCTATTGGTTTAAATGCATTACTAGTTGTACCTATAGTATGACCATTAGAATTAAAAAACTTTACCAACTCAGGAAAAAAGTGACTAATACTTGGCTCACCACCAGTAACTGAACAATGAATTTTTGGATACTTTTCGAATAATAATTCTAAGAATTTTTTTGCATTCTCCCATTTATAATGATGACCTTTACCTGAGTTTAATTCTGGTAAACAATATGTGCATTTATTATTGCATATATTATTAATCATCCATGTCAAATGCATCAAAGATGAATCTTTTTGAATTACTCGAATAATTTTTTTATCCTTTAATTCAATCATATAAATTTTGTTCTTGTTGTACTCTATCTATATGATGATAGATGGTTGAGTTTGAATATTGAAATTCTTTGAACCGTTGGGGTTTTTTCTTTTGCATTGTTATGAGCATGTTGATCCAGTCGTAACGTTTATCCACAGACCAACCATACCGACGTTCATCGTGAAATAAATCAAAAATTGAAATCATTATTTTAAATAGTTAGGTTTTTCAGTATCAAATGTCGTCCATTTTGCATCTTTCATTCTAAGACACATTAACAAAGTTTGATGTTCACGATCATATAATTCCCAGTCTCCCTTACACTTGGCAAAATATCGTCTTCGATAGGCACAACACCAAACATTATAATAAATTTTTGACTTCTCAGAAAGAGCCATTTCCTAAACACTCAAAACAAACACTATTAAATTTACCTTCGACTCCACGAAGAATAAGTTTAGTGTGAGAAGATTTTACAATCATTTTCTCAACATAATAAATTCCACCATAGATAAGAAGATTTTCTGGATCAGTATTATTACCCCACATAACTTGTTCTCGGGTGCATCCAGTAAATTTTACAAAGTCTCCTTCCTTGATTTCTCTAGAAATATATTTAATTTTTCGGAGGTCTTTCATTTTACTACGGTTGTTTGAGTTTTGGGTTGTGTTTTTACTTTAGTCGGATCTTCATAGGGAACTTTACCATTTTTCTCATACATTAAAATGTCGTACTTAAATTTACATTCATGAGGCCTTTGATTACAGAGAATCAAAGTGTCTTCTACAGAACGATAAGATCCAGTAGAAGATCCAATAGAACCACCAATTAAAATGGATAATCCGAAGATTCCAATGTTTTTAATGGTAACAATACGATCAATCATGTTCAGAATATATGTTTCCCACATTCTACCACACTTTTGATTTTATGCAAGGTGGGTGTCAGTTGACTTTGGGCTTTCCAATCCATCTAGCTTTCTTACCACTAGAAAAATTATATTCAAATATAGGTCGTGACTCTACATTTACTTCAATAAAAAACGCACAAACAACTCTAAGTTTATCAGAGGCTTTGAACGAATGCCATGTCACATCTTTTTCTGGACAAAATAAAATAGAAGAGTTTGGTTTCCACTCTACTATTTTTTGTACATCATCTTCAGATTCAATAGAGTGTAGTATTGTTCCTATGTTATTTTCTGGTGAGAGATAAACTATAAAAGTTATAATTTTTCTACTAACATCATCATGCGGAGGAAACCAATTATAAGGAAAATCTAAGTTGATGTTTGCCTGAACAAAAACTTCTTGTTCTGGTGATGGTTTTCTACTATTAGGATACCTATCAAGGATAGACTTAGATAACTTTAAAAAATCTTGAGCAACATCAAATAATACTTCAACCACATCTTCGGACACTCCGCACTTAATTAAATCCAGAATATCAAGTACGGCTCCTCCAGGTGAAGTCCTAGCATCAAAAAATATCTTCTCCTTAAGAAAAGAATTTTTTTGAATATTTTCTTTAGTTAAAAGGAATCTTGGTATCGTCTTTAAAACTTCAAAAGATTTTTGATCTATAGTTTGTTCTATGATCTGATGAGGCCAAGGTTCTTGTAATATTTGACCTCCAACAATAGGTTCCTCATTTAACAACATCACTCTTCTCGTAGGTAGTCAAATGTCATACAATGTAGTCCCCCATCCCACAAATACCTATGCCTAAAGGGAACAATGATTGGTTCAACATTATGTTTTTCCAGAAACTCGAAAACTTGTTTGTTATATCTAGTAACCATTAGATGTTCTGAATCTAATTGAAGAGCATTAACATCAAAAAAAGTTTCTGGAGAATATCCTACCCAATCTTTATACTCATACGGAATTTGATTTGGGGACCAAACAAATTTATCTTTGGTCATATCCATAGCCTTAATGTCTTGAGTATTGTGTTCCAAGTACAAAATATCCCACCCAGGAAAACAATGTTCCAAGTTACGACCTTGAGGTGTAGATATGATTACACCTTCTTTTACAACCACAAAGACTCCATCTGTGTGTCGTTCGATATTAAAATCCCTACAAGAAAATCTTTCATAAATACATTCCACTTCAGGATTTGCATTTTTAAAGTAATCGAATCTCTTTCTCGTCCATGCAACTGCATCAAAATAAACTCGATCAGCTCGGATAACACTAGGAGCACAAAGATTATCTAACGTAATATAGTTACTTCTATGATCTAACAACTCCAACCAATCAATGATATTTTCTTCATATCTAGGACCAACATACAACTTATTATTAATATATTGTAGGTGATCTCTTGCATGTAGTAGTTGAGGTTTTTTTGTTACATCTGGATTTTTATATGTCGGTCTTTTAACTACAACACCAAATGTTTCCAATACTTCTGAAAAGTTTTTTAGATCTTCTTCAGTTTCATCAAGAATTTCTTTGATAAAAGAATCTTCAACGAGATCGGACGAGTAGGCCCTACCCACCCAACATTCTTTAAGTCTGTTATATTCTGGAAAATATTTACTCATTGTGATATAATGTCTTTAGAAATTATAACATGAAATGAAATTATTTGCAGGTCCTTGTGCTCTAGAATCCGGAGAGGTTTGTTTTGAAGTTGCAAAAACAATTTCAAAATACATCCCAAAACACGTAGACTTTTACTTCAAAACTTCTTTCGAGAAAGCAAACAGATCAAGTCATAATAGTTTTACTGGAAAAGGTTATGGATACGCAATGGACGTATTCTCAGAACTCAGAACGTCTGGGTATAAAATTATCACTGACATACACTTACCAAATCAAGTAGATTTATTTCATGATTATGTAGATGCATTCCAAGTTCCAGCATTTTTGTGTAGACAGTCGGAACTATTAGAAGCTGTTGCAAAAAGTGGAAAACTAGTAAATGTAAAAAAAGGACAATTTATTTCTCCTAGAAATGCAATTCTTCTTGGAGAAAAGATGGAATCGTATGGTTGTGAAGATTTTTATATTTGCGAAAGAGGAAGTTGTTTTGGATATGACAACTTAGTAGTAGACTTTAGAACAATTGATATTCTTAAGAATGCAGGATTCAAAGTATGTTTTGATGCAACACACTCTACTCAGGAAGGAGGAGACTCTGTTACAAGTGGAAACTGGAAGTATGCAGAAAAATTGTCCAAGAGTGCTCTCGTTTGGGGAACTGATGCACTGTTTGTAGAAGTGCATCCTAAGCCCTCTGAGGCACTCTCAGACAAGGATTGTCAGATTCCTTTATCAGAGTTTCCGAACTATCTCTCTAGCGTCTTCTAAGTCTTCTGGGGTGTCTACAGAAAACACATCATGTTCTGTTTCATAAGAAAAAACAGAAACATCATTATCAAGAAACCGTAGTTGTTCCAACCTCTCAGTCTCTTCCAACTGGGAGGTTTTTAATTGACTAAAATTCTCTAAAAAATTTCTAGTGTATCCATATATTCCCATATGAATTTTTAGTTGATCAGTTCCAATAGGATGTCTACTAAAATATAGAACTTTTCCAGATTGACTAGTAACTAATTTTGGTTTATCTTGAGACTTTCCGTACTTACTATTTTTATCATATAGTTTATACGGAGTAACAACATCATAATTTTCTTTAAGGAGATGCTCATTCATTTCCAAAATAGCTTCTGGTGAAATGAATGGTTGATCACCTTGAACATTAATAATTTTTTCTCCAGGAATAGATGTCATCACATTAGAAATGCGTTCTGTTCCACTAGAGGCTTCGGCTTGTTGTAAGACTACTTTCACTTTAGTGTCTCTAACAGACTCATAAACTTCAAAACTATCTGTGATTACATAAGTTTCCAGACCAGTAATCATACACTGGTTTACCACTCTCTGAATTAAGGTTTTACCTCCAATATCAGATAAAACTTTCTTCGGTAAACGAGAACTTTCAATTCTTGCAGGAATAACAATAGTAGCGTTCATAGATTATCATTAATTGTTTTATATTTAATTCTCTGGAATTCTTCTACTATTTCAAGAATTCTGCGAGAAGTTTTTTTAGCAGAGTCTTCATTCCAACTTTCATTAGAAACATTTAATAGATATATTTCATTAGAAATTGCGTCAATAACTTTATCATAGTTTGTCATTATTGAACTCCTTATGTAACTCTTCAGCGATTTTCATAGCTCGTCTCCACATCATATACTTTACTATTGGATTACGAGGGTTATGAATTAACCACCATTTAGTTTTCTCATACTGAAACCTAAGAAGTTTAGTTGCAAGATCAACCAATCTAGCAACACTTGAATCGGTTACAATAAAATATGCAGCAAGTGCAAATAAGAAAAACCAAAAATAGTAGTATTCCATTTTACTCCCAACGAAGTGTTTTTAAATACTCAAGGACAGTTTCTCTAACATCCATAAGTTCATGGAAGCACTTCTGATCATGTGCAGCCTGTCTAAGTTCATTGTCAGGTTTATGGACACTTTCAATAAACAAATCTAGACCCCGATTCCACTTATCCTGTTTAGATTCAGCATCATAAATGTAATAAGTTTCTTTCATTTTTTTAGTTGCAATAGGACTATTCAAAAGATTGTCGATAAAAATCTTCTTTAATAATTTGTGCATCTTGATTTTCTGGATGTTTTTCCAAGTACATTTTCATGGCTTTATAAACAATCCTTTGTTCTGGGATAGTAAAGTACAACACTCTGTTGATAGCCGAAACCCGAACATCAGTCATACTACTTCCTCCAAACCTTCTATGTTAGAAACGGGTACTTCATAATCAGCAATTCTGTAATAATGTTCACCTTCTCTTTGACCAAGATACTCAATATCACTACAAGAGTACTCACGCATCCATGCTTGTAGTCGCATGTGCATTAAATCTGATCGACTCGGAACGTTCATAACCAAGTTTTAAACTCTCGGTTAGTCTATAGTATTTAACCACTTCGGTCAAGTGAGATTTTAAAATGGAGAATAGGGGACTCGAACCCCTCACCCCTGCCGTGCAAAAGCAGTGCTCTACCAAATGAGCTAATTCCCCAAAGAATCTCAAGATTCTTGAGACAGAAATTCAACTTCGGTCTTCCATTTAAATCCTGGAGTATCCCAAGTTTGATTATTATTTAGAATTTTATTAGAATTATCCTCAGATTCCTCAGTATTTTTTAATGAAGATATATCTTCTATTGTATTTCCTTGATAAAGTTTATTTAATTTTTCTTTACTAGGAAAATACTTTAAAAGGTACTTAGCATTTAATTTAATTTTTTCAGGAACATCTGTCAACTTTTCTAGATTTGCAAGATCTTCAAGAAAAGCTCTAGTAGCAATAAGTGAATTATGTTCTTGATGTGGCAAAATCATAATTATCTTGAATACTGTTCAATAATGAATAATACCTCATTCAGGTATTTGTCGGCAAGTTCTTTCTCGCCAGGATATCTATCTTCTTTGATCAACTTGTTTTTTAAATTGATCACTCTGACCTTAATCTCTTCTTTAGTCAGTTCATTTCTTGGCATAAAAAAGTTCCAATGCGTTCTTATTTATTCTTTATTTGAATCATTATTATGTTTTTTAGAACAAGCACTTCTAGCCCAAGCACGACTCAAACTATTAACATGAGAACATGACTTTCCCTTCTGACCGCAATGAGGGCATATTGCATCAGGTGGGTCCGCAATATATCCTTCCGGTGTATACACTTTGTTTTTCAAATTCTCCGATTGTTTATGTTTTCTGGGATTCATACCCTCACAGGTTCTGCTTGTCTGTCTGGAAGCTTAATTTGTGGTAGTTTTTCTGGTTCTTTTACTTCCCAAGAACCCCCAACACCACCATCCATATTCACCACAATCTCATTCGTTGGCAATGCCTTTGGAATCTCAATATCAATCACTGGACTCATCAGTGTTTTGTTTTTTATAATTTCACGATTTGGTCCGTCTAAATGCATCATCATTCTTGCATCTTCAAAATTACCACAATCACAGATTTTCTTATGAGTCCTTCTTTCTCTTACTGTGAAATAATCTTCATCGTTGTACTTGTTCATTAATTAAATCCTTTAGACTTACTTTTTTCTTTTTGTTTATCCAGAACTTCCACATGACTTAGAAACTGTTCTGGAGTTTGCCACCATTCTTTCCGAAGATCCTCAAAGTTATCAAAAATAGAACACTTTTTATTAGAATAAACTAATTTATAATCATGTCTATCATAGGGATGATCTGAAGTTTGTTGAAAGTTTTTTGGAAGATTCATTACAATTATTTTCTTTTTTAGAAGGTCTGTAAAGTTGAGGCCAAGTGTCTCGAATAATTTCTGACAACTTATAAGGAGTTTCAGAAGAAATCATTTTTTTTAAAATCTACCAGGAGTATACTGCATTCCTTCCAGAAGTTCTTCCAACATTGCTCCATATTCTTTAAATCTTTTATCTCCAGCAATAAAACATCTTTGCCTCATCCAAACAGCATCCGCAAGTAGTTTGATCTGGTCTTCTGAAAGTGATAGAGTTTTCATAGTCATAGTGCAACCTTTCTATGTATTAGAGTTTTGGGTTATAGACATTATAAACATAAAAACTCCAAAGAGAATAAAAAGTGTGAGAATCAAGATCATAAAAAAAGGAGTTCAGAGAACTCCTTTATTTATTTTTAGAGTGCGTTTCCGCGAGGTAGAACTTCCTCTGGGAACACAAACTGTTCGTGAGGTTGATCTACTGGAGCCATCCAGGCACGTAGTCCTTCATTTAGAAGAATATTCTTCGTATAAAAGGTTTCAAACTCAGGGTCTTCTGCAGCCCTTACTTCCTGACTTACGAAATCATAAGCACGGAGATTGAGAGCGAGACCAATAATGCCAATAGAAGATGTCCAGAGCCCCATAACAGGAACGAAAAGCATAAAGAAATGAAGCCAACGCTTATTGGAAAAAGCAATACCAAAGATCTGCGACCAGAAACGGTTAGCCGTGACCATAGAGTAAGTCTCTTCCTCTTGGGTAGGTTCAAATGCCTTAAAAGTGTTTGATTGTTCACCATCTTCATAAAGTGTGTTTTCTACTGTTGCTCCGTGAATAGCACAGAGAAGTGCTCCACCCAGTATACCAGCAACTCCCATCATGTGGAAGGGGTTGAGGGTCCAGTTGTGGAAACCCTGAAGAAACAGAAGGAACCTGAAAATTGCAGCAACTCCAAAAGAAGGTGCAAAGAACCAACTGGATTGACCCAGTGGGTACATCAGGAAGACGCTGACGAATACAGCGATAGGACCAGAGAATGCGATTGCATTATAAGGACGAATGCCCACTAGACGAGAGATCTCAAACTGACGCAACATGAAACCTATAAGAGCGAAGGCTCCGTGGAGCGCCACAAAAGGCCAGAGTCCCCCAAGTTGGAACCACCTGACGATATCTCCTTGAGCCTCAGGGCCCCAGAGAAGAAGAAGAGAATGACCCATAGCATCTGCTGGAGTACTAACTGCCGCAGTAAGAAAGTTTGCACCCTCAAGATAGGAGGATGCAAGGCCATGAGTGTACCAACTCGTAACGAAAGTTGTCCCAGTAAGCCAACCACCAAGAGCAAGATAAGCTGTGGGAAAAAGAAGAAGTCCAGACCAGCCAACAAAAACGAAACGGTCTCTTTTAAGCCAGTCATCGAGTACATCGAACCATCCCCGTTGTGAAATAGGTTGTGAAAGTGTTGAAGAAGTCATAGCCTCCTTAGTTATTTCTCATATTTATCTTAACATTACTTAACAAGGAAGTCAATGAGTGTTTGTACTCATCCCCAGTAAATCTGCCCGAGGGTGAATAAGACAAATACAAGAACAGTAAATACCATCATACCTACACCTGCCCAGATGACCCAGGAAGGCATAGGTTCGTAGTTGTGATTATGAGACATAAAAAAAGAGGGTTGTTACACCCTCCAATTATATCAGTTATTCAGTTTTTATCAACCAATCGCAGGTGCGGTGAGAGCAACAGGAGTGTTCTCAGCAGCAGCAAGATCGAGAGGGAAGTTGTGAGCGTTACGCTCGTGCATCACTTCCATGCCCAGACCAGCACGATTGAGCACATCTGCCCAAGTGTTGATCACTTTACCTTGACCATCAACGATGGACTGGTTGAAGTTGAAACCGTTGAGGTTGAACGCCATCGTAGATACGCCCAGGGCAGTAAACCAGATACCGACAACAGGCCAAGCAGCAAGGAAGAAGTGTAGCGAACGAGAGTTATTGAAGGAAGCATATTGGAAGATCAGTCGTCCGAAGTATCCGTGAGCGGCAACGATGTTGTAGGTCTCTTCTTCTTGTCCGAACTTGTAACCATAGTTCTGAGACTCTTGCTCTGTCGTCTCGCGGACAAGGGAAGACGTAACCAGACTTCCGTGCATAGCACTAAACAGAGAGCCACCAAATACCCCAGCAACCCCAAGCATGTGGAACGGATGCATAAGGATATTGTGTTCTGCTTGGAAGACGAGCATGTAGTTAAACGTACCCGAGATTCCAAGAGGCATTGCGTCAGAGAAGGAACCTTGACCGAAAGGATAAACAAGGAACACCGCAGAAGCAGCAGCAACAGGAGCAGAGTAAGCAACGCAAATCCAGGGACGCATACCAAGACGGTAAGAAAGTTCCCATTCACGACCCATGTAAGCATAGATACCAATCAGAAAGTGGAAGACTACCAGTTGGAAAGGTCCACCGTTGTAAAGCCACTCATCTAGGGAAGCAGCTTCCCAGATGGGGTAAAAGTGCAGTCCAATAGCATTGGACGAAGGAATCACAGCACCAGAGATGATGTTGTTTCCGTACATGAGTGAACCAGCAACGGGTTCACGGATACCATCAATGTCCACTGGGGGAGCACCGATGAATGCGATGATGAAACAAGTTGTAGCAGCAAGTAGGCAAGGAATCAT